GCATTTGTAAAAAATGATCCTGTGTCTGTGACTGGAGGGGGAGTAGGAGCAGGAGTTGTAAGAGTTACATCAAAGAAAGAACCATCTCCTTTAGTAAGTCTCATAGTATAATTACCAGGAGTAGCTGAAGCTGTTACAATAGCGTTAGGGGTAAATGAAGATGTAGCTGAGAAGGATGAACTAGATATTCCTGTGAGGTTAGACCCATTACCATAAATTACAGAAGCGCTAATGGAAGAAGCTGTTATAGCTTGTTGGAAAGTAACAGGATCTCCTACAACTATAGGAGAATTTCCTTGTAAATAAGAAAATGAACCTGTGGTTGCTGTGACTGTATTTGTTGATGAGATTGAACCTGTAGTGAATATACTACCTGTAAATTCGTGTGTGTCATCTAAAGTATCTCCAAATTTGGTAGAACCTGATGAGTAGATAATAGAAGAAGATTGGTAGTTGGTTACAAGTACATCAACTGAAGCTGTACCATGGATAGTTACATTCCCTAAAATTTCTACATTTTGAGTAAGACTATTAAGATGTGAGGCTGTTAAAGCATTAACCGCCCAACTTGAAGTACCAAATAAAGAACCTGTAAATGAACCTGTAAATGAACCTGTATTTGATAAAAATTGATCTATTCTATTTACAGTTGCTATGATAGATGGGACAGCAGGACCAATTACAGGTGTAGTAGCTGTTAATTGAAGATCTGTTCTGTCAGCGGCCCACATAATTTGAAAATAATCATTAGCCGCAGCATTTACAAACCAATTCCAAGCCGCAACCCCTTTACCATTTTGTGATAATTCAAGAGCAGTATTAGTTTCAGCTAAATCAATTCCATTTTTTCTTAACCAAATAAAAGTAGTACTAGTATTTCCTGTACTTGTTTTTTCTAATTGGGCTGAAAATTGAATGTCATATACACCAGCATTTTCAGTTTTTATATACGTGTTGTAAGGACTAACTGAACCTGATATTGAAACACCGTTTGTAATGTCTGTACTATTAAAAGACATTGAACGAATTACATTAGCTACTGGATTGGTTTGGGTAGTAGTGTCGTAGAAACTACCATAAGAGCCAGTAGCTGTGTTTCCATATATTGAGCCACCTGGTGAGGTAGTTCCTCCTCCACCACCTCCACCACCACCTACTCCTCTAAATAAACCTCCAGGTAGTATAGTAAAATCAGCATTTACTGCAAATGTACCATCTCCTTTAATTACTATAGCTCCTAAATAAATAGCATTTGCTGCTGTGTTAGGTGCTTCAACAAATGGTTCTATGTTTATATTAGCAATAGCCTCTGATTCAGTTGAATATACTGCATTACCATAATAAACTACTATGGCTTTAGATACTGAGTTTGGATACCAAAATACTCTTTGAATTGACCAACTATTATTAGCTACACCTGTTAAAGTACCGTTGAGTGAATATTGTGTTGGGTCTATTACAGTATACCCTACTCCTCCGTTTGTATCATATACCCAATTAGAACCTGACTGTCTATATCTAAATATTTTAGAAACATTTGTCCCAGGGTCTGTTACATAAGACGGGTTGTTTGGATCTGTTGGATAATTGGCTCCATCAGCAAATGAGGTACCACTCCCAACTATTAACCCGCGAGATGAACTTGTTGTTAAAGCATGTCCTGATAGTTTTAAGGGTCCAAAAGCAGATATAAACACATTTGATCTTTGTTTCCACCCATATGCTAGAGAAGGTTGTGTTTTTACACCATTTATTGATGAACGATTTTGATGTAAAACAATACCTACTGGTATGTATGTGTCTATTTCTCCATTAAAATATGGAGTACCTTGGGCATGTATTTGACCACTTGAACTTATTGCTATAAATTGTTGATCAAAGGAAGCACTAAGAGCATCAATTGTTTTTGTTAAATTACCCCAATTTAAAAATTGTATTGTGGGATATGGATCATTTGGTATTGATGCGTTTAAATTAACAATTATACCACTACCACTTGCAACTTGGTATGTATTTGAATTTATTGAAGTTATTGCTCCCCCATGTAGAAGACCTGTGTATAAATTACCTTCTAACCATCTTAAACGAGTTACATTACTATATCCACTACCATTTTGACTAAAATATAAGTCATTGGTAGAACCAGATACATAAATATAAGAAGCTGATATAGTAGTATCTATGTTTGAGGTTACAGGATCAAATCTTAAAAATCCGTTTAGATCTACATTACCAACAATAGAAACTGAAGCTGAGCCAACTGAGGAAGGATATTGCCCTTGAACTTGGAGAGTACCTGATAGAATAGTATTTCCTACTAATTCATTTGAACCTGTTGTATATAAGCTGCCTGTTACAGTTTGGTTACCTCTGAATATGTTTGATCCTGTAGTAGCTAAAGAGGCAGATTTTGCTGTAAAAATAGGGTCAGTCTCTTGATAATAAGATGCAGTACCTAATAAACTACCAGTAAATCCTCCAGTTGAGGTTGTACTTCCTGTAATTACTAAGCTTCCTGATATTATGGCGGAACCTGTATAAGGGAAGGGGTCAACTCCAAAATTGACAATAGATCCTGTCCCATCATAAAAATTAACCCCATCAGTTTGGACTAATCTTGGGTATGTATTTTCTATATTTTGGCCTGTTAAATCAGGTAAAGACATATTAGCCTATTTTAGATAACCCTTTTAAAACTCCTTCAATAATTAAACCTATATTATTAGGATTTATATTATTTCTTTTAAGATAAGTTTCAATCAAGGTATTAAGTTTAACTTTATTCTTAGAGATATTGTCTAAATGTATATTTTCTTTTCTAAGAAGGCCAATTATTTTTAATATATGTTTATTTTCCTGTATAGATTGAGCAGTTTTAACTTTATCTACAGTAATTTTAGGCTTAGACTCTGTTATAATATTAACAGGAGATTCTTGAGATTTAACTTCAACAGTTATTTTTTTAGAAGTTTCAACCATAAATTTAGATTCCCATGGTGTAAAATAGGTATCTTCAGCTATAACTTCTAATTTAATATTACCTTGAGTATTTTCATCTAAAAGACCTTTTAACTTTTTTATAGGAATTTTACACTTTCCATCTGAGGAAATTTCTCCTTTGAAGACTAAAGAAAGATCATTAGACTCAATTAGTAAACGAGCTTGGCTTTTTTTAACAGATGCTCCTTCTAATTGGATATTACATTCAAATACCTCAGTCTTGTCAGTGAAAATTTTATACATTATAAATCAACTTTAAGGTCAATACCTAGTACTTCTTTAGCTACTAAGGCTATGTCTGTTATACGTATTTGTCTATCTATAACTTCTTTGGTTTCTTTATACTCAGTACCTTCTACCTTACAAATTAACTTGATAAATTTTTTCTTTTTTTCTTTACCCTTAAAAATATCTGAGGGTGATTTACCGCCCAAAAGTTCAGTTACTATCTCTACAATCAAAGCACAATCGTCCCAAGTAAAGGGAGTAATACTTTGATTAGGAAATGGATTAGACTCCCAAGTAAAGTTAGCAGTATTCCATTGGAAGGGTACTCTCATTTAGTTACTGATTAAATTCTCAGCATAATAATCTCTTAGATCTTCAACAATTTCATTTCTATGGTTTGAAGTAAGTGTCAAAGCTTCTAAATTTTTAATTTTCTTAGAGGCAGTATACAAAAATTTAAACCCAGAATCACCTTTCTTTTTAAGGTCTATTTGATGAGTATCACCACATACAATCATTTTAGAACGTAAACCTAAACGAGTAACAATCATTTCCATTTGTTCATGGGTTACATTTTGAGCTTCATCAACTATAACACAGGAATCAACAAATGTTCTACCTCTCATAAATGAAACAGGTACAATTTCTATTTTACCTTCTTCAATTAACTTAGCTACTTTTTCTTTATCATATAAAATATATAAATTTTGATAAATAGGTTGAACCCATGGATCCATTTTTTCTCGAAGATCTCCCGGTAAAAATCCAATTTCTTCTTTGGACACCGTAGGTCGTGTTATGATTATTTTTTCGTATATTTTACGTAATAACCCGTCTAAAGCCACTTGACAAGCCAATAATGTTTTACCTGATCCGGCTTGTCCTGCTAATAATGTTATAGTATTATCTAATATTTTTTGTTTAGCTTCTTTTTGTTCTTCGTTTAAATTAACTTTAAATTTAATTGGATTTTTCACTACTTTTTTTTCTCGAAAAATCTCCTCAGCCTCAGGTGTATTATTAAAGTGAGTCATAGAACATAAATTTTTTTGTTTATAAATATTAGAAAAAAAAGACCCGAAGCTAAGCTTCGGGTCCTTTCATATTAAATTACTAACTTGATCGGTTAGAGTGTGTTTAAACCGTGTAAGTAAACCTTACCGTAGTACTCAGGTCTCAACATCTTCTTAGCATAACGAGTCAAGAGACCTTTTCTTGGTGTGAAGGTATCTGGATCGTATACAAGAGGAGTCATGATCAATGGAATGTATGGTGAGAAGGTAGCACCAGTTTCGAGGAACTGTGAACCTCTGTAACCTAACAAAATGACGTTTTCAGTCATGTATGGGTTCTTGTAAACCTCATATCTGTTGTTCAATTGACCAATTTTCTGAACACCGAAAGCATACTTCATCTTAGCTGAATCACCATCTGTGTTAGCAGCGAATCCTGGGATTGATTCAAGGATTGTAGCAGCAGTTGGAGACAATACTAAGAAGTTAGCACCTCCTCTCAAGGTTAACTGGTGAATCTTGTTACTAACTTTCTGAAGTTTAGTACCAAGAGTCTGGAACCATTGACCTTGGGTGTTGTAGAAGTTTAATGTGGCTGCAGGAACTGTTGTAGATGTGGCAAATGTGTTGTTAACAGCTGACCAGTACTCAACAGTTAGAGCACTTTCGATTAACATACCTAGGATTTCAAGGTCGATTTCCATAGAAATGTACTCACTCATAATACTTGTTAATTCTGCTTCAGCGTCAATGCTATGGTAAGCATTTAAGTCTTGAGCAAATTCAGGTGTCCAAACAGCTTTTAACTTTCTGGTTTTAGCGACAATCGCTTCAGACTTCATCTTAACATTGATTTCTGGAATGTCGATTGGGGTGTTTAGACCGTTAATAGAGTTGTTACCATCCTCAAAATCACCTCTATATTGGGCAGTTGGCTGTTGGACAAAGATGATATTACCATCATTATCAGAAGTTGTTACTGTAACAGCACTAACACAGTATAAATCAAAAACAGCTGTGGTAGCGTTGTAATTGTTGAATTGAGGAAGGTTATTATCAATACTAATAGCTTCACCTTCTAAATCTATAACTACAAAACCTCTAGCACCTTCAGTATCAGAATATGGTAAAACAGAAGCTGAAACACTAACTTTAGCGATTTTCTGAGCTGCTGCTGAAGCTGAGAGTGAAGAATCATATCCTACTTCAGCCCAAGAAGCTGAGGTAACAGCTATAACAACATCATTAGATTGTGTTACATTGTTAGAATATGTCCATCTACCAGCACCATAAAGACCGTTAGTTGGAGCAGATGTAGTATCAGTAATACCATACATAGAAGAGTTACCAAATACAGGGCTGCCTGTTGGGAATTTACCTCCTTGTCCTTCAACAGCTCCACCACCTCCATATTGGAAGTCTAAGAAGAAGACAAGACCAGAAGGAAGGTTCATTGGTTGAACGCTAACAAAATCTTTTGCTGCAATTTGACCAAATACCTTTCTAACAAGTGGAAGAGCAATACCAGCCCACTGTTCACCTTGACCACCGGCAAAGGCAGCAGATGAACCAGCACCACCACCAGTTTGGGAAGTTTCAACAACAAGTTGTTTAGCTTGGTTTTCAAGAATGAGAGCCATGTTATTTCTTTCGGTCTCAGAGCTTAAACCTTCTAACAAACCTGTTTTTTCCCATTTTGAAGCTAATCTAGCGGCGTCGCCTTGGACGACTCTCCACTGGTTAGCACTTTCTAAAAGAGAGTGTAAGTTTGACATTTTTTGTTTTTTTAATTATTTTTTTTGAGTTAAACATTATAAAATTCCAGCCAATTTTTGGAACCTTTGAACCATTTGATCCGATTCAACAATTGGCTGCTTTGGAGCTATACCCGCTGCTTTTGAAGCCATACCTAATGATTCTTTAATTGAAGATTTTGTAGTTGTTTTACTAACTAACCCTTCATTTAAAGTTTCATAGATAACTTTGGTTTCTCTTACAGAGGTAGCTTTATCAAAGGCAGATAAAACCTTTACTTTTTGACTTTCGGTCAAATTTTTATTTCTAAAGATCTTATTGACATAAAGAAGTTTAGAGTTGAGAAGATTACTTTCGTTAATTTCCTTTTTAAGGATTTTAATAGTTTTAAGAGCTTCATCTAATCCAACAGATTTTTCTTTTCTAAATTTTCTTAGATTTTCATTCATCTCTGCTTCATCTTTTAATTCCTCAGCTGCTTTTGTAGCTTCTGCTTTAGGATTTCTGCTCGCCATAACTTGCTTAATTTTATCTACTAAAGCATCTTTCTCATCTTGCAAATAAGCTAAAAGAAGTGACCCTCCTCCAAGTCCTACAATAGTACTTAAAAATAAAGCAACTGCATAAGCATCATTAGCTATTTCCGGATTAGAACCAGGTACATTAAAATCAAATTCATTTATATCTTTTTTCATATGCTTATTTTCACCCATAGCACCTGTACCTATATCCCTACCAGCTGATTTAGCACCTGCTGCTATTTCCCAGAAAGTTTTAGCTGCATTTAACATAGCCATAAACTCTTTGTTGTCTTTTAATTCTGGGTTTTCTTTGAGTTTAGCTAAGGCATCTTGATAGACATCTTTAGGGAATCCAACTAATGATTTAAGAATAAGGATCACCTCCAGCTTCTAATTCACCAGATTCAATCATGTCTTCAATAACATCTTCAATAAGAGCTTTAAGCTCATCTTCATCCATTTCGTCAAGGTTGATTTCTTCTTCTAAGAAGCCTAATGGTTTACCTTTAGGAGTGTTAGCTCCTATATTACCATGCGGTTCAGAAGTTTCTTCGTCGAGTTCTAATTCAGCTAAGATTTCTTCGAGGTCAAATTCCTCATCAATTTCTTCAGCTTCATTAGTATCATCCATACCATAGCCTTCCTCCATTTCATCTTTTTCCATGTTAACTTTATCAGCTTCAGCTAAATCGTCTTCTTCTTCTTCTTCAGCTAAGATCTGAGCGGCTAACATAGATTTGATTTGAGGAGTAAAAGCTTCTTCAAGAGCAGCTTTAGCATTAGCTATAGCAGTCTCTTTAACAGCCTTCGCATCAGCGATAGCCTCTTTCAGCAAATCTCTGTTTGTTGACATTTTGTTCCTAAAATTTTTTAATTAAGAAAATACGCTTATTCAAAAAAGCGTAATAGGGATTAATAAAATTGATGCTACATAAAGTAGATTGGTAGCATATTATGTTGATACATATAACAGGAAAAGTCAAAACATGACTTTCTTAAAAATTTATTGGACATTGTCCATTATTACAGAGTATTTCTGTAATAATTTTGTTTATCTTTGAGTAATTAACACTGGTTAAATTCAAACTCTCATTAATAGGATGAACATAAGCACCAGGTGTTGAAGGTGTTGAGACAAAGTCCCAACATAAAAGTTCAAAATCATCTTGAACTTCTTGTGTTTCTCCTATAGGTTTTAAACTACCCATACCTCTTGATGAAACACCAACAGTAATACCATTTTTAAATAGTTGGGTTAAAATATTACCTGAAGGAGTAGGTAGTATTTCTATTTTACCCATAACATCATTCCCATCCCACCATACATCTTTAATATTGTGAGAAACATTTTTTAAATTTATTATTTGAGAATCTGGGTGGTCTAATTCTCCTAAAGCTCTGTTTTCTTTAATAGGACCATCCTTATAACGCTCAATTTCTCTTTCTAAAATTTCTCTAGGGTAACGTCTTCCGTTACCGTTTTTAGTTTCTGCTGTTTGGAGTCTTCCTTCAACCATAAGGTTTCCCCCTACAACTTTAGCTTCACTAAGTTGTTGGGGAGAAAGATGAAAAAGTTGAGTGTCTACAAGAACTTGTTTCATTAATAATCGTAATCAGATTCGTCAATAGTGTCATCAACTTCTTCTACAGTTCCTTTGAGTTTATCATATTTTTTCTCAAGTTGAACTTTAGCTCTTTCAAGAAGTTTAACTTCTTTTTTTATTTCCGCTTGTCTTTTTTTATCAACAAATTCTTTAACATCATCTCTTTCAAAGATGGTCATGGTTTCATAGCACTTTTTAATTTTACCTTCTAAAAAGTTAATTTTAGCTTCTAAAGCTGCTACTTCACCAATTTTATCTGCTTCTTTAAGATCTTCTTGAGCTCCTTCTCTTAATAAGTCTACAAGTTTCATATTTTTATTTTCTTTTAAGTTTCCGTATCCGGATGATTTATATTTACCTTTAGTCTCTTTAGGTTCTCCTAAACCCGGTGCTTCCTTAGTGTATCCTAAACCTTTAACACCAAAAGCAGCATTTTCTAAATAGAATAAAGAATTTTTATCTAAATTTTTCTTTACCTTTTCAGTTGCTTTTTCTAAAGTAAGCTCAGGATCCTGTTCAATTTCAAATCTAATGCCTTTTAAGACTTGGTCAAATATTTGATTATTTAAATTTTTCTTATCAGAATAATCATAGGTTTTAGCTAAATCCTCTTCTACTTCTTTAGAAGTTTTTTTAACTTCAGCTTTAGTTTCTTCTTCTTTTAAGAATTTATCAAATGTAGAAAAAGGATTTAATCCTGAAGAAGGAACTAAAGGAAATATATTTTCAACTATAATGTTTTTATTTTTAAGTAAAGTAGAAGTTTGGTCAAACCCAGCTGAGTTTGGAATAATATCTGGGAATATGCGTTTTGCTTCTTTTACAAATACGTCTTTATGTCCTTTTCCTTCTTTAATTAAGTTATATTGGGTTTGAAGTGCCTTCATATTAATAAATATTAGTTATCATAAGTAGATCCCCAAAGGTCTCTATAATCGTATACTTTAGAACTTTTAGCTAATTTTTTTCTATTAACTGGTTTAAAACCTAATTTAGAATATTCTGTGTTTTTAAAAGATAAAGGTTTTTTAGCTATAAAATATTTAGAAAGATACCCACCAGCTCCACCAGTTGAAGAAATTTCTTGTAAGTGATTCTTAATGAATTCTTTTAAGTTCCTCTGTGAGCTCATAGTATTGGAGTAAGTTTACTAAATCATCATTTTTAACCTTAGCTGTTTTATCTACTTCATGAATGAGAGATAAGATTTCATTTAATTTAATTTTAACAGCAGGATTAGTTATTTTAGGGAGAGAATTTTTTAGTGAAGTTTTTACTTCATTGATTTTTTGATTATAAAATTCTCTTAATTTAGGAGCATTATCAATAGAATTGATAAATTCTTTTAAAATTTCTTTTTGGGAATCATTTAAGTTAGCATACTTACCATTAAATTTTTCTAACATTACTTTATAGGTAAGTACTCTTAAATCTTTATCATACTTTCTAAATTCTTCTAATAAATCTTCTTTAACTTTAGTTTTATTAACTTGAGTTTGAGTAAGACTTTCTAATATAGTTAACTTATTATCTATTATTTGATTAGTCTCAGAAATTTTGTCTGAATTATAAATTTCTAGGAGGGTATAAAAAGCAGCGTATTCCTTATAGTGAGATACTTTATGGTTAAAGAATTCCTCTAAATCATAATAGTTTTTTATTTCTTTAATAAGGTTATATTTTTCTCTTTTTAACTTAGATCTATTTAATTTTTTAGAAGCCTCTAACACAGTGTTAATCACTATATTAGCCTTAGTTTCAGTTATACTTTTTTGTTTAAATAGAGTCTCATATAATTTATATTCTTTTCCTAATTCAGTTTTAGCAAAAGTTTTCTTTAAAATATCTATGGAGGGAGAAGATTTCCCAGATAAAGTATCAGCTGTAATTTGTCTAATTAGTAGCTCAAACAGGAGACCTGTGTTTTTTATTTTAGAGTGTTTGATCCCCATTTAATCATAGGTTTTTTATAAATATTATAGAGATATTATTCTTTAATTTGACTTTCATCAAGAAGTGATTCTTTTTGTTTATCACTCTCAAATACTAATTGTTTTCTGTTAATTGGTAAATCTTTTAAAGAATTTTTATTTTTATGATATATGGCTTTAGCCTCTAAAGCTAAAGGAGAGCCACCTTTATAAGTAGGTCTTATAGAATCAGACTCATTTTTATCTTGGTCTTTCATTCTAAGAACACCTAATCTATCTTTACCAAAAGCATCTTGTTGAGTACCTATTCTTGAAGCTTTTTCTTTTGGTCTCCCTAACTCAGCTTTTTCATTATACCCCGCGGGTACTTCGTTATTTGTATAATATCTACCTTGACCATATAGAGTGGCTAAATCATGAGGTGTACCATAAGATTTACCAGATTCTAATGGATCGTTACCTTCATTTTCAATCTGGTTTAGTCTAAATTTACGTTTAACATCTTCTCTAACTAAGTCTCTATATTCAACATATTCATCTTCACTAAAATGGAACAGATGATCATACACCCAATCAGATGGAAGAAGTTTGTTATCTAAAATAGTATTAGCTAAATCAACTTTTTCTTTCAATAAAGCTATTCTTTCTTGATCATAAATAATTGAAGGTGTTGTTAAACCTAATTCAAAATTAGTCAAACTTTCTCCATCATATCCTTGAGTGTATAAATGGACTATAGCTATTTTATATAATTCTGAAATGATGATTCTTTGGATTCTGTCTATAGTACGGGCAAATCTAATGTCTTGGGCTGCTAAGGTGGCTTTACCTTCTGTTGTCTCATCATATCCCATAAAAGCTTTTGGAATTTTAAGGGCAGCAAACAATTTGTCTCTTAAATAAACAACATCTGTTATACCATCATATTGAAGACCTTGCAAAGTGTCTATTTTAGTGTTAGAATCACCTCCTCTCACAGGTATAAAGAAATCTTCAAGCATGTTTTGCATGTTGAATTTTAAATTATAATCCCCAGTTTGTTGATCAACATATGGAGTACGTTTCATTTTAGAGATGGTCTTTTGCATAAAATCATCAACCTCACTAGGTTGGATATTGCCTATATTGATATAGAAAAGACGTTTTTCAGGAGCTCTTACTATTCTATGAATTAACATAGCATCTTCCATAAGAGTATACTGCTTAAATAGTTTACGAGCGGGTTCAATGTAACTTCTACCATAAGGTAAATAACTTACATCTGATAAAAGTCTAAAGTGGGCAATTTCATAGTTGTCAAATATAACCATATTAGCACCAGTTGATGTAGAACTGTTTGGGCTAATTAAACCTCCATAATATCCTCCTAAACTACCGCCCCCACTTAAACCATCAGGATCAAATCTAAATTGAACTTTATCTCTATTATGTTTATCAAATCCTTCTTCTCTAATAATATTATAAGCTGTATAAGGAATTACATTATACACACCAAATTTTTCAGCTATTTCTAATTTAAGGAAAAAGTCACCATACTTACACATTTGGCGAGTCCACATCCATAAATTAAATTCTATATTTAGAATATCATAAAATAAATTATATAAAATTCTTTGAATTTTCTCATCACTACTTTTAATAGTTAATACTTCACCCATCTCATTTTTAAGAGAACATTCATCCGCTAGTATATCTAAAGCTGAAGCTATAATAGCATCTGTATCCATAGCTTCATAATCAGAATATAATTGGACTCTTAACGTTTGGTAATTAAGACCTGGGTTATAGATGGGAGAAGCATTAGTAGTGTGAAGGCGGGTGTACCTATCATATAAGGAATTAGTATTGATTTGACCTGCAACTTGTGTTTGGTTAAAATCAAGGACATTTAAAGAATTTCCTCCAGTATTACGAATAATAACATCAGTAGAGAATAATCTTTTTAGTCTTGTAAATACGCTTGTATCAGCCATTGTATATTAGTATATGAATAAATATTAAAAAATCCACCTAAAATCCTCAGTTCCTCCTTTTCCATTATTTATAGC